CAAGTGGCTGGGTAAGACAGTTCACTATCATTGCTACTCCCACGCTGACAGGCCAGCCTACGACTTTGCTGCCGAAACATTCCAGCGGGAACTTGACACGGCTGACGTTGTTGTGGGACAAAACATTAAGTTTGATCTGTCATGGATCAGAGAGTGCGGATTTAAATACGAGGGGCACGTTTATGATACGATGGTTGCTGAGTATATTTTATCGAAGGCGCAGCGTTGGCCTCTTGGACTTGCTGCTCTTGCAGAAAAGTATGACGTTACCAAGAAGGAGAAAGACCTTGTGGAGCCGTACCTCAAAAGCGGTAAGACGTTCTACGACATACCGTGGGAGATAGTAGAAGAGTACGGTAAAGCTGACGTACTAGCTACAGAAGAGATTGCACTTAAACAGCTTGAAGCCTTTGGCACTACCTTTGAGGAACTATACAATGAACACCGGACTGATACCGACGTTAAAGCTTTCGCTTGAGATGACTGACACTCTTGCTCGTATCGAACAGCAAGGATTGAAGATCAACATAGAAACCCTAGAAGAAATTGAAATAGAATACCAACAGGAGATGGATGAATTAGAGGTTCGCTTGGATCGTTTGGCTAAAGAAGCTATGGGTGATACCCCTGTCAATCTCTCCAGCCCTGATGATCGCAGCGTCTTGTTATACTCACGTAGAGTAAAGGACAAGCCATCTTGGTCACTTATATTTAACTTGGGTCACGAGATGCGTGGCTCGACTATGAAGCCAAAGCTTCGTACCCGCATGAAGCGCAGTGAGTTCAACTCGACTGTTCGCCGGATGACAGACGTAGTGTATAAGACGAGGGGTAGCCAGTGTGGTAGTTGTCGCGGTGAAGGTCGCGTTAGCCCCTTGAAGAAGGACGGAACACTGGGCAAGGCTATTCGTATCTGTAAGCCGTGTAGCGGGACAGGAGTTATCTATGTTTCTACCGGCGAGGTTGCTGGCTTCAAGTTGGTTCCGCGTGACCCGATGGACACGGCATCTGCAGGATTCAAGACCGACAAGGTTACCCTAGAAAACCGACAAACCGACTTGTCGGGAGATGCCCACGAGTTTGTTGTTGCCTATGTGCGCTATAATGCGCTTCGTACTTACCTGTCCACTTTTGTAGAAGGGATGAAAAACAATGTTGATGAAAATGGTTTCATCCATCCAGAGTTTATGCAGTGTGTTACGGCGACGGGTCGCCTTTCGAGCCGCAATCCTAACTTTCAGAATATGCCACGTGGAAATACCTTCGCTATACGCAAGGTTGTCGAGAGTCGTTTTCCGGGTGGCAAGATACTTGAGGGGGATTACTCGCAGTTAGAGTTTCGGGTAGCAGGGTTTCTTGCAAAGGATAGTCAAGCTTACATAGATGTGGAGAAGGGTACAGATGTTCACCAATATACTGCTAATATTATCGGGTGTAGCCGACAAGAAGCAAAGGCACATACCTTCAAACCGCTATACGGCGGTGTCACCGGAACCGACTCCCAACAACGCTACTACAGAGCCTTTAAGGATAAGTATGAAGGAGTTACCACTTGGCATGAACAACTCCAACGAGAGGCCGTCCAGCGGCGATTAATCACTCTTCCAAGTGGCAGGCAATACGCCTTCCCAGATGCGCGGTGGACTAAGTGGGGTACGGCTACAAATCGGACTGCAATTTGTAACTATCCGGTACAAGGATTTGCTACTGCTGACCTGCTACCGATTGCACTTGTAAGCTTGCAAAGATTGTTTGTTGACAGAAAACTTATTTCCGTTATATGCAACACTGTACACGATTCAATCGTGGTCGATGTGCATCCAAGTGAAAAAGATATTTGTATCAATCTGATGACAGAAGCAATGATGTCGTTACCTGAAGAGACAATTAGAAGGTATAATGTGGCCTATGACATGCCTGTAGGAATAGAATTAAAAATAGGTAATAATTGGCTTGACTTGACAGAAGTAGACCTGTAGTATCAGTCTACACCCCTAACAACAGGAGCATGAAAAATCATGGATACAGGGACAGACGTAAAAGTAATGGACGATATGGACGCAATTGTAGCAGCCTTCAATGCAGATGATAATGCAGCATTGATGGAAGCAAGTGGTCAGTCAGTTAAGCAGACTGGTCAAAAAGGATTACCAAGAATTAACATTAACTACGATGCAGAAACAGAGGACGGTAAGTCTTTGCCTCGTGGTTCGTGGAAGATGTATGTAGATGGTCGGTTTATCTACGCTGAAGAAGTTGTTCTCCGCCCAATCCTTCGTACCTTTGAGTACAGCATGTGGGATCAGGAGACTAATACCTTCTCCTCTAAGTCGGTTCAAAAGACAACGTTGTCAGGAATGTTCCCCGACACAATCGGCACAAACAAGTGTGGTCGGTTGACTCGTGACGAAGAGAACCGCCTATCTAAAGATGATATTGCCTACCTTTCATCTCGTGCGGTTAGCTGTAATCAGATCCTTTACTCTAAGATTTCTGGCACGTTTAAGGACGCTGACGGCAATGAGGTAGAAATTAAGGATGAGCCGGTAGTAGCTTACTTTAAGCGGTCTGGCTTTATCCCGATGAATGATTTCATCAATAACCTTACGAAGCAAAACAAGATCATGCAAAAGTGTGAAATTAACTTAGCTACAAACCGACACAAGAATGGTAGTGTAACTTACTGGACACCAATGCCAACCTTGAAGGGCGTAGTAAATACCATCTCTGACGAAGACAAAGATTTGATGTCTAAGTTTGTTGATACCGTAAAGGGACATAACGAGAATGTTATGAACCAGCACCGTGAGGCAGCAAAGCTTCTCGCTGACGATGACGACATCGATTTGGCAGCGGACTTTGATAATGCTAACGCTGCTTAAAATACAGGACTACATGTCTAAGGCTCTCAGGGGGGAAACTACTGTCTCCCCTGAGACTATCGAAACATTTAAACGAGATTGTCAGGAATCTATTGTAAAGCAACTCACCTCTGACAGGGGTAAGTATCGTATTCGTATGTCTGGCTTGGGTCGCCCCCTCTGCCAACAGGTTTTAGATAAACATGGCATCAAAGAAGACATGTCGTATAACACATTGTTTAGATTCATGTTTGGCGACTTGACTGAATCTATTTTGATGGCAATCATGCAAGAAGCTGGTGTCGAGATCGTTGACTACCAGAAACAAGTAGAACTAGAGATTGCTGGAGAGAAGATTAAGGGAACCCTCGACGTAATCTTGCGTGATGAACTAGGGCAAGATAAGGTATGGGATATCAAGTCTGCAAGTGACTGGGCATTTAACTACAAGTTTACCGGACTAGGCGGATACGATAAACTAAAGGAAGATGATCCGTTTGGCTACTTGATGCAGGGATTCCTGTACAGTGAGGCAGTCGGTTTACCTTTTGGGGGATGGATAGTTGTTAACAAGTCTAGTGGTATGGTTGCTGTCGTTGAGGTACCGGAGTGGTCGCAAGAAGATAAGGAATACTACCTAAAGGATGCGGCAGAGCGTATCAAGTTCCTTAACAAAACCGACGTGAAGCCGTTCAAGCCTTTCAAGCCAGTTGCCGAAACCTACAAGAACAAGGGTGAGGTAATATCTACAGGCAATAAGCTTTTGCCTCGCGAATGTAATCTCTGTGGTTACCGCCACCATTGTTGGCCTGATGCTATCTTGCACAACAGGGTAACATCACGAGCAAAGTCACCACCACAAGTCTGGTACTCCACCCTAAAGAAGAAAGAACTCTGATGCCATACCTTTTTGTGAAAAACTACGAGGTGGACTTGATGCACTTAAATAAAAGTTTGCATCACGTATACATAGAGTCCACTAAAAAAAGTGGGGGGGAAAGACGTGTTTGTCAGATGCGTATTCACGAGAATGGTTTGCCCCTAACTCTTGTTGACAACTACAGCAAAGAAGGTAAGTTAAAGGCTGACACAGAAGTTCGTGACATTAAAGTTGTAGAAGAAGAATTACAAAAAATAGGTAGAGTCTCTCACACTGGAGCGTATGTATGTGTTCCGATGCACCCTTTAACAACAGAACTTACAAATATAGAAAAACTATCCCCCAAACTGGCAGGGTATCTGATAAAAAGATTTCAATCGATTGGACTAGAGTTTTGAAAAAAGCAGGATATAGGTCACAGTTTGAGTTAAACATTGCTCGAACCCTAACAGAAAATGCCGTGCCGTTTAAGTATGAAGAAGAAAGATTCAAGTACATACCAGAGCCTCGACACTATACCCCAGACTTCTATTTAGAAAAGTCGAAGATATACGTAGAAGCAAAAGGGCACCTGACTAAAGACGACAGAGTTAAGATGCTGTTAGTTAAGAAACAACATCCTAAGTTAGATATCCGCTTTGTTTTCCTCAGAGCATCGAATAAGATTTACAAGGGCAGCAAGACGACGTACGCTTCTTGGTGTGAAAGACATAAATTTGTGTGGGCAGAAGGCTCTATTCCTACAGATTGGTATAAGTAATGGCTATTGATGATGAAGAACTTCAGAAGAACATAGAAATGATGTCTCTTTTGCCTGACAGGTACTACGTCATTCTAAGAGAAACGGGCAAAGATGAGTTTACTTTGTCCGCCTATGACACTACTAATAAAACTTACGACGACGATGATGACTTTAATTCAGCAATGATCGTGCAGGAAGGCGTGTTAGACATGCTAAGGGATAACACGGATGACCTATTTGACAGAGGCGTTGCAGCCATCCAATTTAGACTTATTGCTGAAGAGATGATTGAGGAGACTGAAATAGAAGACCCTCGCGTCACAAAGACTGTAGAAGGGAACGTAGTCAGAGTAAACTTTGGGACAGAACAATGAAGCTAGATGAATACCAGATGAGAGCAGAATCTACTGCTATATACCCAACAGAGTATGCTATCGTGTATCCTGCTTTGGGTTTGACTGGGGAAGCCGGTGAAGTTGCTGACAAGGTAAAGAAAATCATTCGTGACGCGAAATCTGACCTGTTTTATAAAAGTGATATTGCAAAAGAGTTGGGTGATGTGCTATGGTACGTTGCAATCTTGGCAAGAGACTTAGGCTACAGCTTAGAAGAAGTCGCGCAGATGAACCTAGACAAGTTAGAGGATCGCAAGAACCGCGATATGTTGCAGGGCAGCGGAGACAATCGATGAGACACGAAGCATACATGAAGACGATGGAAGATGAAAACGAACAGGCCGGTAAGATGGCTTACGGGGGAATAGATATTGTCAACAATCCGCCACACTATACGAAAGCAGGTATCCAGTGCATTGACGCAATCAAGGCGGCGTTGTCTCCAGAGGAGTTCAGAGGATTCTGCAAGGGAAATATCATCAAATACACATGGCGAGAAAAGCACAAAAACGGAGACGAAGACATCTCCAAATGTAGCTGGTACGCAGAAGAACTATTAACAACTAAAAACCAACTTGAAGAGGAATAAAAACATGAACAACATGTTGCCAACACCATATCAACAATTCATTCACAAGTCACGCTATGCTCGTTGGTTAGACGATGAGCAGCGCAGAGAGAATTGGGATGAAACTGTATCACGATATGTTAACTTTATGTCTGATCATGTGTATAGCAAGCATAACTACAAGATATCTAACTCATTAAAGAACGATATTGAGGATGCAATCTTGAGTCTGAAAGTCATGCCTAGTATGAGAGCAATGATGACTGCTGGTGATGCTTTGGAACGTGATAATGTGTGCGGCTACAACTGTAGCTATATCCCTGTAGATAGCCCTCGTGCATTTGATGAGTGTATGTACATATTGATGTGTGGTACTGGTGTTGGTTTTAGCGTTGAAAAAGATAACGTTAATAAGCTTCCTGTTGTGTCAGATAATTTTAATGAGTCAGATACTGTAATTAAGGTAGGAGACAGCAAACCGGGGTGGGCAAAAGCCTATCGTGAATTGATTGCGTTGCTTTACGCAGGTCAGACCCCCACATGGGACGTATCCGGTGTTCGTGCGGCAGGTGAGCGTTTAAAAATTATGGGTGGTCGTGCTAGTGGCCCACAACCATTAGTTGAACTGTTTAACTTTACAGTGGACATTTTTAAGAAGGCACAAGGTCGTAAACTACTTCCTATAGAATGTCACGATCTCATGTGTAAGGTAGGGGAAATCGTCGTTGTAGGGGGCGTTCGCCGTTCAGCGTTAATTAGTTTGTCTGATATAGAAGATAGAGACATGGCTCGTGCAAAGGCAGGAAAGTGGTGGGAGACAGAGAAACAACGTGCGTTGGCTAACAACTCTGTAGCCTACGATCGTAAGCCAGACATTGGCACATTTATGGAAGAGTGGGTGTCCCTGTACACTAGTAAATCTGGTGAGCGTGGTATGTTCAATCGTGAAGCAGCAGACAAGCACGTTGCTCGTAATGGCAGACGGCAGACAGGCCATATGTGGGGTACGAATCCTTGTAGTGAGATAATCTTACGCCCATACAGTTTTTGTAATTTGTCAGAGTGTGTGGTTCGTGAATCCGATTCTCTAGATGACTTGAAAGAAAAGATACGTATAGCTACTATATTAGGTACGATGCAGTCCACTTTGACTGACTACAAGTACCTTAGAAAAGTATGGAAAGACAACGCGGAAGAAGAGCGTCTTCTTGGTGTGTCTTTAACAGGTATTATGGATCATCCTATTCTTTCAAAGAACGTAGACAGTAAGAGATGGCTAACCGAAATGCGAGAACACGCAGTAGAGGTGAACAAAGGATTTGCTAAGTCTCTAGGCATAAACCAAAGCGTTGCAATCACGTGTGTAAAACCATCTGGAACAGTGTCTCAACTTGTGGATGCTGCTAGTGGGATTCATGCTCGACACAATGACTACTATATTCGTACAGTGCGCGGAGACAACAAAGACCCACTCACACAATTCTTGATTAACACTGGCGTGTACAACGAACCAGAGCATAACCAGCCTGACTCTACTACGGTATTTAGCTTTCCTACAAAAGCTCCTATTGGTGCTATAACACGTACAGCAATGTCTTCTATAGAACAGCTTGAATTGTGGAAAACGTACGCTTTGTACTTTTGTGAGCATAAGCCATCTGTTAGTATTACTGTTAAAGAACACGAGTGGATGGAAGTTGGTGCGTGGGTGTATGAAAACTTTGATATAGCATCTGGTGTTTCATTCTTTCCTTACGATGATCACACCTATGTACAAGCCGTGTATCAAGACATTGACGAAGATGAGTATAACGAATGGATGCTAACATATGGCAATGTCAATATAGATTGGCAAAAGTTAACAGACTTTGAGAAAGAAGATAATACTACAGGCTCCCGTGAACTTGCCTGTACTGCAGGGGTTTGTGAAGTTGTGGACTTGACAGCAGCATGAACTGTTGGTACTGTACATATGCCTTAACTTGGGGCGGTGACCATGATACAGAGGATGATCCAGATCATTCTATGGTCACCAACCTTAGTTGCTCAAACTGTGGGGCGTTTGTTTTAGTATACTTACCTAGAGATGAGGAGGAAGACATTGGCTAAAAAACAAAAAGACATCGTTGTAATTAATGGACAAGAGTACGATTTTGATAAACTTGATGATACTCAAAAATACTTAGTTGCTACTCTTAGCGAGTTAGAAATTAAAATACGCGGAACAACTAAAAAGCTAGACATCTTTAAAGCTGCACGAGGAGCTTTTACACAAATGCTACTTCCTTCCTTAAAAGAGTCCGACGATGATACAAATCAAGATAACACCTGATATCCTAGCTCGTGCCAAAAAGAAAGCCGCCTCTGTAGGAAACTTACAGGGCAGCATCACGGGCAGTCTTAGTAACGTTGTTGGGGCAATCGGAGAAATAATTGTAGAAGATTACGCTGGTGGCGAAGCAGTCAACAGCAAGGACTTTGATCTCTTGGTTAAAAACCGACGTGTAGACGTAAAGACAAAGCGATGCAACACCACCCCTTCACCAAACTACGACTGTTCTGTAGCCGCACACGGTTCAAAGCAGGATTGTGATAGCTATGTTTTTGTCCGTATTTTAACTGACCATAGCAAGGCTTGGATCTTGGGAGAGATACCAAAAGAAACGTTCTATAAAAAAGCCACACGATATAGCAGGGGAGATGTCGATCCGACTAACGGATTCACATTTAGAGCCGACTGTTACAACCTAGCAATACAAGAACTAGAGAACGTCAATGGCAAAACAGCACAAAGCTAATCTGTTTCAATTCACAGTATATTTAAAACAAGATGGAAACGTAGAAATAAATATGGATGGTGTACAGCCGGAACAATTAGAAGCTGTAATAAATACAGGGATGCCAGAGTATGAAGGTGCACACTCTATAGCATCCCTGCTTCGGTATATTAGATCGATGGGGAACGAGATGTTGGACAAGTCTAGAAACTACGTCTGAATTTATTTGTGTATTTTTTGTACCTCAAACCTAGCACGAGTTGAAGACCCCTTATGCCGCTTATAGCCGGTTGAGGGGTTTTTCATTAGCTTGTATCCACCAGCCTTTTGCTTCATCCAGTGATAGCCTTTTGGGGCTGGTACCATTTTACTAGCCACGCTTCTTTGCCTTTCCGCCGTACATCATCTTACCAACACCGTCGGCTGCGTAGAACGGAACTTTCTTTCCATCTTTTTCTACCATCTTTAGCTTGCCACCTTCTGCCATCCGTTGCATATTCATCGGCTGCATAGGCATCATGCCTGCCATCTGTTGGTTTTGTTGCTTTTGGGTTGTGGTCATGCTTCCACCCATCTGAGCCTTTTTACGGGGCTTCTTTGCCATGCCACCGTACATCATCGGCTTGCGACGAGACATGCCACCGTACATCATTCCCTTGCGAGGGCCGTTATTATATGTTTTCATAGTTTCATCCTTATGGTGAGAGTCCAAAGTAATTCATTGTGGGGTTGTAAACAAATTCATGCCCAAAGTCACTGGTAACTTTTATAGGGTCTTTAGCTGTTTCACGCCAGTTGTCGTAACGCTCTGTAGCTATAACCAGCAATTCAAGTAGCTGACGATCCTTGTCCATAGGTAGCGGCTTTCCTGTATCTACCATCTCCATCAACAGGGAGCCTACCTTCGGATCGGTCAGGGCTGCAGTCAAAAGCGACATGTTCTTCTGCCTCATCTGCTGCAAGACTGCTTCTGTACCAACGTACCTAAAGCTAACCACACCACGATTGACAGCGTAAAAGCGACTGATGTAGCTCTCTACAGAGAATTTGCGAGGGATGCCCGATATGTTCGTGCGTCCTGCAGACTCTGCAGCTTCGTTCGCTGTGAAGCTTATGATGCTTCTGTAGGTATCGTAGGCTTTATCTCCAAGTACTTCTCTTACAACTTCTGCTGTACTAGGGTCGTTGAATCCCATGAATTGCTTTAGGGATTCAATATCCAAGTCCACATTCGGAACCATCAGGTTTTGATCAGACGGGTCTATAGTGTATCGACCTGTCGGATTGAACGCCTTACGATCAATCTCTTGGACCAGAAGTGACTTGATTATTTCGTTGGTTTCTTCTTCGCTTCGCTTTAAGGACTTGAGATGCTTCTTTAGGTCGTTCAAGCGTCCTACGCCACCGGATATCAAAACCGACCCGACGCTACCAGAGTCTAACACCCCTTGAGAGTATTGTCTCAGGAACTGTTTGCTTTCGCTAATACCCTGCTGTATCTTCTTGGCTTCTCGTACGACACGAGCCTTTTCCCCCTTTGAAGCATTCTGTAGCTTTTTCATTCCCGCTTCAAAGTACTCAGGATCGACGCTGTTCTTTCCGAAGTCAGGGAACACATCCGTCATAACCCTATCTAAGTCTAGGAGACGCACCTCAGTACCCTTGTCTGTTACACCTATAAAGGTATCCTGCAGACTATTCATCTTCCTGCGAAGGTCGTTGAAGTCGATAGGCTTTCCGCTCGTCACAGTTTCGGTGAGCCATTCGCGACTACGTGCCTCTAGGATTGCGCGAGTAGCCTGTCCATTTTCACTGTTCAATTGTATGCGATAGTTTCCGTTTGCATCTAGGTCACCTATTGTTTCGGAAAGGGAGCGTGTAAACTTTGTTTTGTCTACGTCCTTCATGTCGGCAATTTTATTGAAGTCTAACCATCCTACAGGAGCATTTTTACCGTAGTCTATACCTAGCGGGTAGTCCGAAGAAACACCAGTAGGTAAACGAGCATCCTTATTTTTCCACCCTAACCAATTACTTACATTTTCATCGTTGTAGAACCGACGCTTGTACTCCGTCCAACGAGACTTTCCTTCAGCCAAGACCTCCTGAGTAGAACGTAGTGATCCGTCCTCTTGTTTAATAAACAACTGGCCCACAGAAACTCGTTGGCCTGTTTCTAGCTGAACTTCGAAGGAATCCATGAGTCCGTCTGCAATATTTTGAACGTTGTCTATTTTCATTTTTGCTGTAGAGTCTTGGGTCTTGAAGCTTATTTGATTTAAGGCATCAGACATCTCTTTAGCTTGTTGGAAGGAGATAGGAAGAACCCCGATATCTTCCCCATCTAATTGCAAATCTTTTCTGAGTAGCTGTGCAACCAACAAGTCTTGTGGAATACGTTTATCATTTAGCAACTTTATCGTAGCGGGATCGTTTGCTTGTCGAGCAGCAGTCAACGCATCCTCAACAATCTCATCTGCATTTTTTCCTTGTCGTTGAGCAACATCCAAGATAAAGGCTCCTGCCGCTTCATCCAAGAATGCAAACATCTTGCCGCTTGTTGAGCGAGACATCGTTTTACCTGACATCTCCAAAAGCAGGGTGGTTCCTTCTGCAGTGCCCAGTACATCAAACATGCTATCTAGCACGGGACCGGCATCTGTTGTGGCTTTTCCTATAATAACTTGGTCATCTGCAGTACGAAATTGAGCGTTGTCTAACTGACGAAACGGTGCAGCGGCAATCTCTCGCTCCCGTACGTTTCTACTTTCAAGTAACGCTGCAAGAGCATCCCCTGATGTTTGAATGTCACGTGCTTTTGCTGGCTCACGTCCCGGACGGATAATTGTTCCATCAGGGAGAATCTTGTTAACCTGCTTGTTTACGTCGCCCTGCGTCGGAAGAATACGAGCAATCTGAGTTGCTTTATCCTTGATGGCTCCGGCTATACCGTCTTGTGTTCTTACAACCTCATCCCTAATTGCCACAACACTACTCTGATCTATCCTAGAAATATTGTGCTTTGTAAGACTGTCTAATGCACTACTTAGTTCAGTCGTAGATGCTTCATCTAAATGATCGTATATGTCGTCTGACCCTAGAATCATGCCCTTTACGCTAGTTTCGTAGCTTCTGCCGATAACTTCTAAGTCATCTGCTAGTTGAGCGGTTGTGCCATCTGCATAGGTTACGGCAGCTTCGACGGTATCGTACAGTTTCTTTATGGCGTTTCCTTCGATGTCTACGCCTTCTGTACGGGCAAGGTTTTGCATAACAGTACGAAGCTCAGACACAAACTTTTGTTGAGTGAGTAGGTTTGTATGTAAGGTTTGAGTTTGAGCGTTAAACGCTGCAACTTGAGGACCGTGTAAGTCGAGTGCAGAACCTTCTTCTAGGGTTTGTAGAAGGGACAAGCCTAGTATTCGAGACACAGAACGATCTAAAACCTCTGGATTAACGCCAGCCGCTACAAGCTCTTGCTTGAGTCCGTTGAAATACTTTACTCGTGTTTTCAGTGCCTCTTGGAACTCAGGATCAAAGTTCTTCATGTTGCTAAGTACGAGTTCAGCAATATTGAGTTGTTTGTCTGTTACGTTGTCGAGATCAAACTTTTTTAATAGCTTTTTTGCATCTTTGCCGCCTTTGACAAGACCGTACGCGATTCCGCCTAGTGCTCCTATAAACTCTCCCATCATAGGATCGCCACCGTAGATTTCAAAGGCTTGATTGGCTGTTGCAGCACCAACTATAACATAAGCATCCTGTACGTTGGACTCCCGGATAAACTTAGGTGTTTCTGATCGTACCACAGTCTTTCGAAGATCTGCTTTTGTGATCTCAATCTTTCTAGCTACTTCGTCCAAACGTCTTGCTTCGTCTGGATTCAAGTCCCTGCCTGCTTGCTTTGCACGATTGATAATACCATTTTTTTGGTTGTGCAGGTTCCTGTAGTACTGAGACATGTTACGTACTTCGATGCGATTAGATGCAATCTGTGCCGCATCTGTCAGTTCCATACCATTCTTAAACCGACTAGATGTACGAAGACCGTTGACCACTGCAATAGCTTTTGCTGGGATGTTTGCAATGCCACCAATAAGCTTGATGTCTTTTGCTTTGGTTAAGTCGACGGGGAAGCTGTACTTCCCTATACCAACGTTAACAGTTTTCTTTCTCATGGCTTGGAATGCCTGCAGTACATCTTCAGGCTCTGCGTCACGAAACTTCTTACGATACCGCGCTTCGAAGTCGCCGAAGTATTGCATTTCCTTTTTACCAGCCTGTACCTTTCTCAAGGTAGCAAGTTTGGTAGGTCCGGCTACCTCGATTGCAGTCGCTGCAGCTTGTGTTCCATAGCCGGAAAACCGACGTGAAATAGCTTCCGCTACGTGGTATGGCACATCCAAGTTTAACTGCGTGTATCTGTCCTGAATCAAAGCAGGCATACTAGGAATGAAGGTGCTCAACCACTTCTCACGATCAGTTGAGTCTGATAGGTTGTAGTCACCGACTTTCAAACCCTCTGATACTGCTCCGAAGGCTTCGCCTACGAGGTATGGACCAGCCGCAACTACGTACTTCAAAGTCTCATTGGTGATACCGACGAGTTTGGACGGATCACCAAAACCGACTCCCCCGAACTGAGGAAGGTTTACGCTGTGTAAGATGATGCCTGCACGAGTACGTTGACTTTTCACTCCTTGATTGATAAGGAAGTTATCGAACTGTTTAGCAAAGATGGCACGATTAGTATCTTCATCATAACCCATGTTTAACATGTAACGTGATCTAGCTTCGTCGTTAATGAAGGGAATACCGACGAGCTTCTTGTCAATGTTTTCCAAGACCTTTTCGTACTTTTCATCGTACACGGCAGTCATGTATCGTATGTCAACCTCTTGCCTTGCGTCATCGTCAACGTAGTACCCTAGTTTTGTTCCTTGAATTTCATCTACCAATTTTTGACGTGCTTCGAGGGTATCTTCTCCTTCTAAAAAGGCACTGAAAGCAAACGTTTCAGGATTACCACTTTCAGTTAAGCGTTTAGTCGTTACGTAGTCGGCACTCATCAGGTCTTCATCAACCAAATCAGAATCTTTAACAGAAATGATGGGCGTTAATAGTTCAGGATTTTCAATTATGCGACGACGCTTAGTAATAGCTTGTGCGCCAAGAAACGGATCGCTATAATCTATCTCTACTTTTGATGGGTCCATCGTTAGGGCAGGCTCTGGGGAAAGATATCTTCCCGATTCCCCAATCGTAGAAAGCGGAGTTGCTTTGGGAAAATCCTCGACCACCCCTTCTGGAAGTTTTCTTTCCAATGCCTGTCGGTTCCGTCTGCGTATTTGTAATGCTCATAGGACTCAGGGCTGCAGCAGCAGGCGAAAGTATTGTTTCAGCAATACCAAGCGTTGACTTGGGTAGCTTATCGAAAATAGAGTATCCTTCAGCCATGTTACGAACTCTGTCCTTTTTTCAAAGATTTAAGCAGCAGTTGATATGCTGGTGAATTTTTGTCGATAGTATCACCCTCTTTTAGTTTTTCTCCTGCAGGCAAGTTTCTATTCATCATCATAATAATTTGCCTATCAGACATATTTTTTACTTTATCTTCCGCACTGAAGCCGGTTCCGCCCAACTGTGATCGTAGCTCATTAGCTGCGGACGCTGGGGTGATAACAACATCTGAAGTAGCAAGCATGTCATCTGCAATAGCAATGGAAGCGTTATCTAAGAAGTTAGTGCTACTCAAGTATTTTGCACGGATTCTAATTCTATCTAGCATGTCCTTTGCCGCCATGAGGGATGCTCGTTGTGCGTCTGGGCTGTCAAATGTCCCCTGACGTAAAGCAGACAGGATCAACTGAACGTCTTGGTCAGAAATGGTTCTTCCGCCTGATCCACCCTGAATAGCGGCAGATAGCTCATAAGCAAGGACAGTGATGTGGAAGTTACGAGTAGCAATCGCACGTTTTTCCATGTCGTTACCTGCCGCTTTTATTTGTGCAGTAACCGCTTTGGCATCTTGAACTAGTAATTCTCGTGCAGATGCTGTTGTTTTTATGTCTCCCTGCTTAAATCCTCGACCTATGAGAGAATCGACCAATGATTCAGCAGCAGTATCCAAGTCTGCTCCAACTGTGCCGCCAGAAATCTTACTCAGAAACTGTGCACCTCTTTCACCAAATGCTCCAGCCAAATACTGCAAGCCATCTATTGTCAAATCAAAGTTGGCTACGGCAGAAGAATCATAAGGTCTACCTGTTACGGGATCAAAATAGGAACCTAGCGCAGATTTAGCAGCACCTGTACCCCTGTTGGCAGACTCTTTTTGTGTGAGGAATGCGTTACGTCTTTGTTTTCCTTGTGCGCTGCCATCGAGTCCGTACTGTTGGGCCAAGAGAGTTTGAACTCGCGGTCCACCCACACTGATCAAGCTTCGAACTGTCATCACGCCAGATTCCAAATCTCCACCAACCATAGCGGTGAACTTGTTTGCTATGTTCTTTTTAGTTGGGGCATCAACTGCAGCAAGCACAATATCGTTTTCGGGATCAGTAGAGTTTATTGTTGCAATGAATGCGTCTAACTCAGTAATGGGTTTACGAGTATCAGTCCCAGCAACAAGGATATTAGTTGACATGGACATCAGGTTATCTAGCATGGGTTGGTTTTCAGCGTTTACAGGACCAAGCCCATCTGCTCGTTGGACTAGATTGCCCAAAGCATCTCGCTTGTCTGCAATTAAGGTAGACAACAAGTTCTGTGCCTTCTCTGCATTGTTCGTAGCATTGAGAAGAGTGGTATATAGCGTGTTTTTAATAAACGGTGCGTACTTCTCTGATGCAGCTTTTCCGTAAACTATACTCGCAAAAGGGTCGGTTTCACCCTCTTTAATTACAGGCTCATTCGCTACAACAACCGCTGCATTGGGATTTTCGGTAGTCAGGGTCTGCTGGATACGTGCAGCCATGTCTGCATTTCCCTGCATATCTAAACTCAAGAGGAACTGCTCCATGCCTTTTACTTGTAGCACATTTGCAAAACCTGCTCTGACCATCTGCTCTTTATGGGATAAAACTATACCTGATGGAAGATCGGATTTCAATGCTTTTAAGTTTGGGTCGGTATCTAAACGTTGCTTGAATGTAGGTCCAAATTTTGATACGAACTCTGCAGCCTTACCCTCTGTACTGTTAATAATTTGCAAGTTATCTATCACAGAACCATTTAAGGAATTTGCCTTTTCGAAAATGCTGTGAGAGTCTTTTGCCCCGATAATAGTATCTGTCCCTATTGTCATGTAGTTTGAATACTTGGACATTTCCAAAGCCCGTGCAGTAGCGGCAGTATCTTTGGGAGTTCTTGACGTTGAACTAGCAAGAGCCTTAACCGACTTTCCGTCTGGGCTGATTTCTACGCGAGTTTCTCTGATTGCTTTTTTTCTGTCCGCATCTGTAAAATCAGGGTCTGTACTGAGTTTTGTAGAGCCATCTTTCATCTCGTATTCGATTGCGGAAGAAACACTTGCCGATCTCAAGGGTTGACTTACAAGCCGGTCACCAACAAATTTTCCTTGCTGAATGTCAGATTTATCATACCCATTATCTATAAACGATTGTTCGTCTCTTCGTTTGACGGTCATCCCATTATCTAAGGTAACAAAATAATAGTCTTCTCCCGGAGTTTTTCCCGGCTCTTCGTAGTCTACTTGAGACTGGCTAACCAACTGCCCATTTTCAAATTTTTTCATAACGTGACGAATTGAATCACCGGTTTCTTTGTTTATCCTAATTGCTTCTGCTTCGTCCGCTACCTTTTTTCCGCCGATGTAAAACTCATCCACGTTGGTAATTTTTGCCGGACCCCGCATAGCTTTTATAAAACCTGAGTCGAATGGCATGAGTTTTCCATCAACAACATTACCCACGACAGGATGAAGTTTGTTAATGTCTATTATGCCATAGCGCGGACCGTAGATATTTCGTAACTGTGATTCGGGAAGAGGATTTCCGTTGTAGTTACGAAGGTTTTCAATCTTGGATTCGCCTGTGTAAGCTTGCCAACCATTTTTGATTGTTCCTGTTTTTACTACTTTTGCACCCTTTGGAAGCATTCGAGGGCTTCCGATCATGTGCTCTCCCCACACACCGTCTGGAGTCTTGTATATCAGGCGAGGAGCATTTTCGTCACGACGTACCCGCTCTTTTTCTTCAGCTTCACGTATTTTTTGTGCAGCAGCAGCTTTGTCTAGGGCAAGTTGTTTTGCTTCCTCTTTGCGTAGCTTGGTTTCGTCCTTGTCTTTCTTGTACATTGCGCTTCCAGCAAGAAGACCAAGTTTTAAAAGCTTTTCAAATCCAGCCATTATTTTGACTCCTCAGTTGTCAAGAACGAAACCGACGCTTCTTCGGGCTGCTCGACTGGACCGTACGCACTTTCAATAAAGTCGTCTGCTTCCATGCGTTGCTGCCTATTTACTTCTTCGTTCATCTTGAGGTACAACTCTGGGTTACGCTGCTTTAAGATGTTAAAGAATGCAACGTCATCGACCTCTTCTTCCTCTTCTTTTTCAACGAACATCTTTGGTTCGAAACCTTCTTCGAGAGCCATGTTGTACAAAAAGATACCGACTGCAGGCTTGATCAATTCTGCTACGTCAGGAGTGTAATATCCCTGCATAAATCCCTTGAATGATACCTGATTAACTAACTCTTCTACAGTGATGCCAGCAAGAAGCATCTTTAAGATTCCTTCCCGTTGTTGCGGGTTGTCATCGATTGCTTCTGTTACATAATCGACTGCATCGTCTGGGTCTGCATAGATAGGTGGCTGTTCCCAAGCCCATTTCCCCGGCTCGTCAGTAAGGGAGTTTCCCGGTGGTGCAGAAAGAGCGTTAATTTTATCAAAAGCCATGTTTCTAACCTGTCCTTGCATCTTTACTATAGGAAGGAGTTCGTGTTGCGGTGCGCTTCACGCTGACTCTGCCCAATGTTGTACTTCCTGTCGATCTGGTTTGAGCAAGAATACGCTGGGGGATCTTGCTTGCTCGTACGTGCTGCGCTAAATAAGCTTGCATCTTTGGTGATTGCAAGGCGTTACCAACTCTTCCATTTTTACCTAGTGGTATCTGTCCAGCCTGTCCTGCTTGGAAGTTGGTATCTGATTTAATGGATCTAGCTTGGGTAGTCCTTTTTCCCGACGGCATCTGACCCGTGTCTCCGAACATATTCAGGAACGAGGCCGATGCCTGTTTAACGTTATCACTTGAAATGTTGTCTTGTAACCAGTCTGGAACGTAGTCATCGTAGAATCCCTTAACAGCGGAACCTACAGCGGTGTTTCCGAAGGGAGTAACACCAAAGTAATTCAATCCTTTTGCAGCGAGGTTGTCTCCTGTAAAATACGAGGTTTCTTCTCCGCCTGAGAATCCAAAATCGCTATCTCCAAACAAATATTCCCCAGCAACGTTCGCGCCAACTAAAGCAACGCCTGTCTTAAACCACTTCTGTTCCCAAAATTTAGCCATTAGTTATCGCTTTCTTATCCAAATATATTGTCGATGACTTCACTCATTAGATAGTCATCATATTTAGTGTCGTACATATCTTTGTCTGCTGCAATTGCTGCGGATTGCATAGCTGCATTGTGCGCTCTGTCTTTTGCATTTTCAGATGATTTCATATTCCACGAAGCTTGATCACGGTATGCCTGCCATATATTGTTCATTGCATTTTGCTGAATACCTAACAGATTTAAAATATTTTGTCGGTTTGCTTCATTCGTTGCGGCAGTGTTTGAGGTGTTTACCTGCCTACGCCAGTTCACATTACTCTGATCAACTTGCATACGCATGTTTGCATTGAACTGATCGCGGGTCGTTTGCATCTGAGCATTGAACTCATCTACGGCAGTTTTTTGACTCACGTTGAATTGTTCTAGGGAAGCTTTGCGATTCAAGGTAGCGTTGGTGATTGTAGCACCCAACTCAGCAAAGAACATATCAACTTCGTTTTGTGACTTTGCGTTGAACTGTTTTGCCGCGTTGTCTGCAGCAGCATCTGACATCAAGGCTGCAACCTTGCTTTGGAATGTAATTACATTGGATTGTTGTTCATTAGAGAGATTTTGCAAATCCATAGACAAAAAGGTCTTGGCGTTTTGTGATGCAGCTTGCTGTCTATTGTTTAGGTTTGCCATATCCATAGCAGCGTAGGCCGCAGCATTTTGTAAAGCAGCTTGCTGCTCGTTGTTTAGGTTTTGAAGCTGAATAGTTGCATACTTACTTGCATCATTTGCCGCAATTGGAATTCCAGACTCCATAACAGACTGAACCATAGCTGCAGCAGCCATAGAACTCGATCCCAACCCCCGTTGTGCCATCAGGGATGACACGGCGCGTACTTGGGGTGCAGCCCAAGCAGGAAGAGGCTTGCCGTCTTCGATGGTTGCCATGAGTTGGCCCATCTGAAATTGTGTAGTTGCTCTAGGGTCTAAGTCTGCTGTTGCAGCCTTTGCCAAGCTATCGGGAGAAACCGACCCCTGCTGGGCTTGCATCAGGGCGTTATTAGACACTGTTCCCTGTGCAGCTTGTGCAGCACCTACTTTGTCTGCAGCAGTGGTTGGTAGATACCCCGCTGCAGGACCAGTCGCTGTAGGAGCAGCTTGATAATAGGCAGATGTGTCGATTTCAGCGGGGGGAACAACAAGTGGTGCCTCTATTGTTTTTTGTGATTCATCTAAAAGTTCGTTCGGTTCAACCGATTGATCAATAGGAGTAAAGGTAAGTTCGGCATCAAGCTTCTTTTGATCAGCTTGGTCGAGCATCTTCTTCTTTGCTTCTTCTTCTGTAACAGCCATCTACTAATCTTTCTGTAAAACGCGGTCTAGCTTATCTTCAACACGATGCAGTGCTTCCATCACACGGCTCATGTCTTCCCTAACCTCGCTACGGGTCACGTATTCTTCACGGGTACGATTGAGCAATATCTCTATACGCTTCTGTTCCTTTGTCATGCCAGAAAGAAACCACGCACCGCCCATTACGACTATACCGATTAGGGTATCTATGATGTGGACTAAATCCATTACTATGCTTCCAGTGCTGTAATTCGGGCTTCAAGAGCTTCAATTTTTTCCACAGCTTCGATTAGTGCCTTAGTGAGTAATGGTACTAACTTCGACTGGTCGATTCCTTGCATAACAGGAATGGTGTTACCATCTTCATCAAGTTTGTTATCACCAGCAGATGAACCGTCAGGCGCGTCACCGTCATCAATTTCTTGCTGAGTCCAAGTTTTAACTTCGTTGTGTGTGCCAATAACACTTTCCGGCACGACCGTTGCGGCTTCGTGGGCAAGGAAACCATCGACAGGAACAGCGTCATCGCCATCAGCAATCCACTCAAACCTAGCTGGCTTGAGTTGCTTGATGCGGCTGGTTGCATCCCAGTCGTAGGTGACTGCGGTCTTTAGGCGGTAGTCTGAGGTGGTGTTGTAGGCGGTTCCTGTATTTGAAAAACTTATAGTACCAACTTCTTGATTTCCATTATTGATAAGATAAAGTGCATAAGCTACTCCAGCAGTTCCGACCCTTTTTTGAGCAAGACCAACGTAATTCTCAAGTATATTTTCGACAATAATACCGTGACCGGTTTCCGATGCGCGGTCAATATGCACTTTTGCTGCGGCCAATGCAGTAGGAACACCCGTAATCGTGTCATTAATAATTAAGTTGCCGCTGTTGTCGATTGTCATCCGAGTGGCTGGTGTACCGGCTGATGCAGTTTGAAATCTTATTTCGGCATCGTCTTTATTTGTTGTATCTGCGCCTGTCACAAACGATATTCTTGCTACGGCAGTTCCATTCCACTTTTGCTCTATCTGAGTAAGCGTTTGAGATGCGCCTGTTCTGTTTGTATCAAAACCAAGATTTAAGTAATTTGCACCCGTGCTTGTTACTTGTATTCCATCACCCGCTGTGCCAACAGATAAGTCTAAGTCATCAGCCGTGACAGTGCCAGTTACGTCAACGCCTGTGGAGGTGGTGGCGAGTTTAGCTGCGTTGTTGTGGTATAGAGTTGCCGCACCGTCATCTGTAAATGCAGCAAGGTTTTCACCACCATCCGCAGAGCGAATAAACACGCCGCTAGTTCCTTGAATATAAAGTGCGCCAGTACCCGCATCTGTGATGAATGAGTTACTACCATCATGGTTGATGGTTAAATCCGCATCTGCTCCAAATTGCAAAACAGCACTATCTGGAAATCTCAAATCATCTGTTCCTGTTGGTACAAAACAGACAGTAGCATCAGCATCGTTCTTCAACGTGATGTCTGATGTAGAACCTTGCCCTGTCAGAATCAGACCTTCAGCAGCGGTATACCCAATGGCTGCATTGTCACCGGCTGCTGTGTCACCAGTAGGTTCAAAGGTTGTTGCAATCATTACTCCATTTGTAGCAAGAGAAGTATCAGCCGCATGGGTTAATGTAATATCACTATCTGCGCCAAAATGAATTACTGCACTATCTGACAACAATTTAATATCATCACCGAATACAGCGTCTTTAACAACAGACAAACCACCGTCAGTTTGAAGTGAACCATCAGTTGTGCTTGTTGCCTCAGTCGCATCATCAGTTTTTAGAATACCACTAAATGTTCCTGCTGCACCATTTAACTGTTGTGTAAGGGTAAGCTGTCCATTAGAAGCAATTGTAATTGCATCAACGTCTGAAGCAGAGCCAATAGTCTTACCGTCACCAATGATTATATCATCAGTAAAGGTAGCAATGCCTGTTTGCGAAAGGGTTCCGCTAATCTCTACATTACCGTTAATATCAATCAGAGTTGAATTGAGTTCAATTTCATCATCTGCGTTGATATCCAAGTCACCATCAGCAGGTGAACCAATGTTAATCGCTGAGTCGCGGAATTGAACTACCATTGCAGCGTTGACTAACAAGCCTGTATCTGCAACGTGAGTCAGAGTTACATCTGTGTCTGCCCCAAATCCAAGAACAGCAGCATCAGACTTTAGTGTCAAGTCATCCCCGACAGTTGCATCAGCGGATATTTCCACTAGGGCAGTTGTTATTTCTACTTCTGTATCTGCAGCAATATCGAGTTGACCGTCCGTGCTAGAATTGATAAACAGAGCAGTGTCGCGGAACTGCACCTTCTTATCTGTTGCAACTAGGATGTCCTCGCCCAAGCCGTCTATGTAAGCGGTTCCGTCCAAATACATATCCTTGAACTGCAGAGAAGTCGTGCCAATGTCTAGGGTGTTGTTAGTTTTCGGTTTAATCTCTGTGGCACTTGCAACAAAGTCTTGCACCGGACCCAAGACAGTAACAGGCGCACCCTCGTCAGCCGTGCCGTCGTGAGTGTGTCCCGAAGATTCGTTAAAAGCAGCATCTACCGCGTTAAACTCGCCGTCCAAATCAGAGGCGTTGATAACGTTTCCGTCTGCTATGTTGTTAGAGGTGTCATTCCTTGTATAGCCCTGACCCATCTTTATATCCTTCCTTTATCGCCGCCCGTAAGTGCCGTATTCGAGCGTAACTGCGTCTAGTGAGTGTGGTGCGTTTGTCGAGTTTGTGCGAAACTGCACCGAAACAACATACCCAGAACCTACTGTCTGGCTTTCAAATAATTTTTGTACTGTGCCGCCGTAGGTGTTTGTTGCGTAAACGGCGGTTCCGTAGAATGCTGGAACACCTGACCCTGATGTATTGTTAAAGTTAAAAGCAGCGGGTTGAATTACACTTGACTCATCGAAATCAAATAGTAAGTTTACTTCACTGGATAAACTGCCGTCTGGGTCTGCGTACAAAAACAACTTATATATAGTTTTGCGAACACGGGGGTCATTTATAGGTATGAAGGGTGTTGCAAAGGTAGAAAATATTTCAGCCCCATCCAAGCTGTTCCCAGACTCCATCTTGTAGACGTACCCGTTGTCGTTTGCAAATACGATGGTTTCTGTTCCCTCGTACAAATTGCTGCTGGCAACATGCGCCTTGAACCCCCGGAGGTCTGCCCAACTAATTCCCTGTTCTACTTGTGACCCTATAATACCTCGTGATGCAGATTCAGTGAAATTAGCATTGTATCCTAAAAGTCTATACTGGCTTTTTGGTCTGATAATTATGCTGCTAAAAGAGGTGTGAGCGGTTACAAAGTCTGTTACATCATCTTGTATAACTTTTGATACAACTGCTAAATTAAAGTCCCCAATCTTTTCAGTTGCAGACAGGCTTCTAATCCCGTCTGGTCCTAAGTAAAGGATATCCCCACCAATCTCTTGAATTGTATCTGTTTCTGTACAGCCTGTATCAAGAGTGATGGGTTGTAGTTGAAAGTCTGCAATGGTGTTTCCAACTAATCGCTTGATAGACCTCTCACTAAATATTATAAGCTGTTCTCTAAAAATAATCAACCCTGTAATTGTACTACCTACATTTAATGTTCCTGCACCATTGGCTGCAGAAAAATCAGTAGAAGTGTAGGGTGCCGTAAATAAAAGGTTTGAACCCTTTGCAAAAAACAGTTGGTTCTTGAAGTCTGCAACGTGGCTGGCTCCAACACCCTCTGTAGGAATACCGTCTAGGGCTGTAAAAGTGTTTCCATCATAAATAAACGGTACATTAGTTCCGTCCACCCCTGCCATAAAATCGGTGCCGTTGTAATTAAAGTTTACGAACCTATGTCGAGCCATCCCTGAACGGTCTACGCTACGGAATGTAATTACAGCATTGTCTGCAGGGCTGCTGTTCAGGGCGGGATTGATAGCGAAAGTTGCGCCACCGCTGGTTATTGATGGGGTGGCTGTCAAAGTATATATTAAGTCTACACCTGCAATAGTAAATGTGTCACCCGCTTGGGGTGTTCCGGTTATGCCATCAACGTCTAAGCTCGTTCCGGTCTGTGAACCTGCATTTACTAACACTGTTCCATAGCTGGGCGTGTTTATCTTTGACCAGCCAGACCCTGTTGATTTAAACAGGTCATCCCCTCGTGCTGCAATCACTGCGCTTTCAAAGGTATGAACGCCCTGCATAATACCCGCACCAGATGTGAAGGTTACTGCAGCTTGGTCGGCGGGACTACTTGCAAGCGAAGACGTTAAAGTTAGAGTGGCTCGTTTGTTCGTAGAACTAAAACTAACGCCACTTCCAGCAATAGTGTACGTTCCGGTTACCCCCGCTATAGTAAAGGTATCCCCTGCAACGGGTGTGGTGTACAGGTTTCCGATTACAAGAGTTGTTCCTGACTGCGACCCTGCATGAACCAGCGGTGTACCAAACGGGGGAACCAAATTGCTGTCGTACTTGGAGTACCCCAAGACTGTTCGATAACCCCCCTGAACAGAAGGCTCGTAGTTACGCAGTATACGAGCAGACCCCGGAGCATTAACACCATGCTGCAACGGAGACAGGTTCGTAATCAGGCCACCCTTAAATTCGATGGCGTATGTTTGCCAACGGTCCGGCATACTCTACGATGCTCTCATGTAAACGTTTTCGTTGACAGTTACAGTTCTCATCTGCTTGATACCTTCATCAAATTTGCGCTGTGACACTGAAGCCATCTCTATGTTGTCACGAAACATGTAGGCGTAGTACATGGCACCATCAATAATAACGTGACGAAACCGTTCTGGAATTGTAGGAACATCTGTATTGAGAATTAAGTCAACGGGGTCCATGAAGTATTCAAAATCAACTTGGTATGCTTTGTCAGGCATAGGAACTACACCAAATTCTGCATTTTGTGTCCGAAACACAAGTTGAGGTGCTGCACCCTTAGTAACATCAGTCTCATCCTCTTGGTCAATATATCGATCTACATACTCATCGTAGGATAGTTGTGTTAAATGTTCTGCTCGTCCTATACCCAAAGTAGTGTTGCGGCGAACTCTGTAAGTGTCGAAGTCTACGTACTTTGCTTGCGTTGGGATAGGATAACGAGTTATACCTGCGGTTAACGTTTGTTCGTAAACATTGTGGTTAAAGGGCCAGCCAAAATGAGACTGATTAACATGCCGAATTGCAGAGTTTACAGCTTCTTTAATTGCAGAATAAAACCCTGTTGCTGTAGCAAAGTTTGCGGATGTCAATTCTGTTTCGTTTAAACGTTTAGCAACATCGTTGGTCAAGCTGAGAAAATCATACGCCATCTTTTACCGTGTCCTCACTTTTAGGTTAACCGAACGGATTGCTGTGCTGCCCGTGCTATCTACTATAGTACAAAAGAAAGTGTAGTCTCTTGTGTTAACGCCGCTTGCTATGTTTATTGTAGCTACCG